GCTTGCGTGCGAAAATTAGCATTATACTCTGAAGTTCTTTCATCTTTTACATCTAGATCCGGATAACTAGAATCTAGCATAGTTGCTGCATCTACTAGTTTTACATCATATAAAGTAAGCCATTTGCCGTGAGCACCAACATCAAATTTAAGTCTGTAAGTGTCATCCTCCGTGGGAAAGTTGTAAATCGGACCAAATGAAGAAGTTACTATGTCTCCCCCAGTCCCATTAAAAGCAAATCCGGTACCCCCTTTGGCATGATGACCCCATGTTCCGCTACAACTACTAGCGAGATAATATTCACCAGTAGAGGCACCTGCCAGGGCATTGTTCCAGAATTGAAAATATCCTCCCCCCTCAGTGTATGATCTTTCCGCACTATATTTTACAATTACATAATAAGCTTTATCCTTATCAATTTCTGTAAATTGCTTAGATATGTGAGTGGCCAGGTCGGTGCCAGTAGTAAGGCCATCAGCTTCAATAATCTTAATACCTCCATCTTCTTTCAACTCCAGAGTTGAGGATAGGTGCGAATAAGAGTAATCCCAGCCAGGAATTGTACCAAAGGATAAATCCTTAATATAGTAGTCCTGTAAAGCATTGGTAGTAGTAACTCCATTACCTCGTATTCTAATTCTAATCTCATCCCCACCCCCAAAAGTTGGATCTAGGAATACAGGGGTACTAGAAAATATCCAGGAAGTTGAAGCGGGGAAAGATGCGTACTGACCATCAGCAGCCCACCTATCCGTAGCATAAGTAGGATCGGCGTTATAAATTAAATCTTTTGTCGTATTTGTAATCTCAATCTTTAAATCTTTTGCGGTTGCGGATTCTGATTTGTACCAAAAATTTAAATATAATTGAACTCCATCATATCTTCCTTCTGTCGTGCCGATGATGCCGGTAAATAAACTAGGATCCAAAGTAAATGCTTGTTGGATATAAGCTACGCAGTTTGCGGAGGTATCTGGATTTCCAGCTCGAAGTGCAATGTAACCTTCTTCAGGCTCACTTCCATTTTGAACATCGGCAGATGTAATATATCTTACACTTGCAGAAGTACTGAAATCATCTAAAATAGTTGAAGAGTCTCTCAAAGGGGAATTGGATGTCCAATACTCCAACGTATCCAGATTGAGAAGTTTTCCTCCTTCACTATCGTGGGGAGTTCTCCTTCTAAAATTAGAATTTAACAAAAAAGAATCTCTTTCTGTAAACTCATTATTTTTAAAAATTTCTAAATCTAAATCTATCAGCTCTACATGCTCTATTTTCAATTCTGAAAATACATCATCAGAAAATCTAGGAAGAAGTAATTCTAATTCATAATCAACCGTAATCCCCCTAGCATCGATATCTTTTTGATACTCAGGAACTTTAAACTCGACAACAAATTCACCTAAAGTACTTCCTAAATCTATTTGATTTACAGGAGGTGTTGGGACAATTTCAGAAGTAAGTAAAAATCTCTTTTTAGAAAAATCAAAATACTCTTTAGAGCTTATATAGTAAGTACTGCTTTCTACCCTAGAAAGTCTCATCTCTATGGGATCTGTCCCATATCCTTTTAGAATAAACCTGTAATTTACGTTAGGCTTTAAAGATATTTTTTGCGACGCAATTACTTGTTCGTCTGGCTGAACTGATTTGAATTTTAGTCCTTCCTCGTAAGATAATACCGGAGTTCCTTTTACGGTATTAAAGGTCCAATCTGTTCCTCCGTCTAAAGAATTTTTGAAATCCCTATCTGAAAGAACTCTCATATTTGAACCAGCAACTAATAAATTTGGGGAGTACCCAGAAAAATTCCAATTATTAGTGTATGGATGTAAATGGTGAACAGAACTAGCGACGCTACTCTCCATAGTTGCCGAAGGATAAAATCTCGAATCTCTGTAATCAAAAGATTCTTTTGGACCTCCAAGTGTAACTGCCTTTATATCAAAATTAGATGCGTCTAGTCTTCCATCGATGGAAAGTGCAGATGGAGTCTCAGGAAGAGTAAGCATGTTTACAATATGCTCTTTTGCACCATCTACAATTAGATTATTGTCTTCAAACAGAAGTTCCTTTCCTGTCTTGCCAACTTTGTAGATTTCGATAAAGCCTTCCATTAGTCGTCACTCACCTCAAAAATAACTCCGGATGCGCTATGAAGCGTTGAAGTAGTTCCAGTTCCACTTAAATTTAAAGAAGAGGCTTCAAGATAGTAGTCTCTACCCCCTCCACTTGTTAGATAGTATCCAGAGGAGTCGGACGCATCTCTTGAAGATTTACCGCTATTCACTTCATCTAAATGGGTGAATATAGTTTTGGCTTCATCTAATGTAAATTCTGACATCTGATACTTATAAGAGTCGTCAATCACGGAAACTTCATCAATAATAATAAATCCCTCAGACGCATATAACTTACATACTTCAATATGGTAAGGTGTATCAATATTATGCAGTTTAGACCCTAGTCTTCTAAATAAGGGATCTTTTACAGTATAAGGGCTCTTATGATTTTTAGTGTTGAAACTTATAGTTTTAGTTTTCCAATTCCCATTTCCTTCTAATTCAAAAGATGACAGGGGGAGATTGTACCACCCATAAGTATTCTTAGCTCCTTGAAATTCTTCCCATTTTTGAGAATTGAAATCGAAAATGAATTTTCTACCGTCGCCATAATCTGTTTCCTTTGCATAAGGCATTGGATCTGTTATCACGCGAACTCCTATTGACATTTCAGGGGGAGAGGTGACAGTATCCTCCATTCCTTCCTTTGCTCTAATAGTAATGGAATAGTCGTGGTCAGGAGTTAAGAAGTTGTCCATTCTAGTCCCCGAAGTGGTAAGGGATAAGGATTCTATACTAACAGTATTCGTTGTGGTAGTCCATCCCCCAGAATAAGGACCATGAGGATAGACTCCTACCACATATACATCTCCTGACTGGAAAGAGGAGCTAGGAGTAAAGTTTATAGATCCTGAACTAAAGAAATTATATCCTGCTGATGCGAAGTAAGCCTCAGATGCTGTTGTTCCCCATGTACCCCCTGACAAAGCAAACACGCCCTTGGTAGTATTCTTTACAATAAATCTTACACCACTGCAAGTTGTATTATCAGATTTTAAAGAGTAATTCAAGGAATATTCTTTTTCTGGTTTTAGCCCTGTAATATTTGTCTGGGTGATACTTACAGAATCAGAATCTCCATATGTCCCCTCTCCAGATACTGTAGCGGAAATAAATCTATTCCTTCTATCGGGGTCTGATCCGGTGGAGGATACTGTTACGCTTCCTGCAGAGGCTCCAAAGCCAACGAAATCAGAATTTGAAGTATGATCATTTAATTGCCACTCGGCAACTGATGAAGCGTTTGGGTCTTGATTGTCCGGATCGGATAAGCCAAAGGAGAACAGAGGATTCCGAAGATAACTTTTTCCCCTTGAGAGAGACCACCTTATAAACATGTTATCCCTCCCATGCTCGATAAGGTTTCGATTATATAAGGACATGCTCCCATTCTTAGTTGAAAAGTTATTCAAAGGATCATTTGTAGTATCAAGCCCATTAAAAGATGTTCCGGACGAATCAGGAGTATTAAATACGACGAAATGATCAACGCTTCCGGTGGATCTTCCTACAATAGAAATATTTTCGGAAAAGCTATCCAGACTTACGTAATCTTCAATTCCCAGACCATACCCCCAATGCGTTAAAGAATCAAGGTAAGTTTCTCTAGAATCTGTTTGCATACTCGCACTTCCTAATGTAATGGACGTATTGTTTTTAGCAACATATATCTTTCCTTCAGAAAAAGGTGCCGCAGCTACGTGAGACCATTGATGATGGTCTGCAATCGTATCGCCCGTACCCCGTAACGCTTCTAATTCAGACAAATTAGAATCTTTACTTGAAAGCCTATCAAATGCTAAGAAACTACTATTCCATACCAAAGGACCAAATGCATGATCTAGAAAACTAGGACCTCCATCATTTAAAGTCCTGTTAGGGACATTTTTTGTAGAAGTAAAAACTTCGTGTAGGCTAAGAGAGCTTCCAAATGTACGGATATAATCATAGTAGGATCTGTAAAATTTAGAAGAGAATGCGAAGTTCCTATAAATATTCTCGCCTAAAGAAATAGCGGTATCTTCTGTTTCAGCCGTTCGTAAAGTTTTATGTATAATTGCTTGGCGTACAGGATGGGAGTCGCTTCTAGTTATAGCTGCTTCACACCCATACTTATAGAGTGCTCGACAGGGGAAAGTGGTAGAGACATCTACCCCGTAAAAATTCGCATCTATATCCTCGTAACCAGACCTATTGTTTCTATCCCCTCCTCTCCACGAATCTCCGGAATCTGGGTTGTGCACCGTGAGTCCTGACATGGCTAATCCATTAGAGGAATCGTATATTGCTGAAGCGGCTCCTTTGGTGGAGAAGAATTGATTGGATGAAAAATTATACCCTAAGGGGATGAATTCAGATGAGTTCATTCCTGGGATAGAGGAGGGAATCCCTGAGTGGGCTCCAAAAGTGTAAGATATCGGCATCGATAGCCCATTTCTGGTATATGCGGGTGCCGGAAGATTATAGTGAAGATTTCTTCTTCGTCCAGAAGTTCTTGGGGAATTACTGTAAGTTACGGAGGAGAATCCGTCTGATATATTTCCCGATGCTACAGTTCCTGACGTGATATAGTTTAAAATAATTGCCTGATCAAAATCATCATCTTCTCCGAGAACAATACCTATACATGTCCCATCATCCTCTGTAGCTTGGTACACATCCTCAAAGTCAGAATCCAGATATAGTCTTACGATAACGTGGAGAGGTGCGAACTGACGGAATACATCAAGCATGGAGCTCATAATATTATCCACGGGGTAGGAAATTCCATCAAAGAAATACTCAAGAGAACTTACATGTACTTTTGAGATTACCGTTGACCCTTTCGAATTCCAATAATCTAAAAGGCTCATGGCGTTAGGATCTCCTCTAGAAATAATATCACTAAAGTTCGAAGGAGTACTTAGTCCACTTGTATAGTACTTCCACTTTCGATTTTGCCCGGACATAAAAGTCCCATCATAGGCAGCTTCGATTATGGAATCAGAAAGCGAACTTGCAGCGGCTGCAGGAACTTCCAACCCTCCCTCATCTCGGGATGCGTAAAGCAAACTCGAAAGTACACTCGCCTGTTCCTTAGTAACTCTTGTAGTTTCGTAAAATCTTTCGTTTTCCCAAGGAGGAACTTTTACAAGTTTTCCTCTGTGCGAAAATAAGAAATCGGGGTTTTCTGGATCCCATGTGGTTGAAGAGAATACGGTGCCGTTAATAGTTATAGCACTTGTAGCACTCTGTAACTTATCAAGAATATAATCCGTAGCAAACCTATAATTAGTATCTTTGTCCTCGGCATCAAAATTATCAATTCCTATATAATCAGCACTTGCTTGATTATAGTTAGGATCTCTTAGAACATTTGACTCAGTGGCAATAAGATAATATATCTGTCGAGGAATAAAACTTTCCCAAGTTTCTTCAATCCCTGATGCAGGGTTAAATCCTGACTCCGGGAAAAGAAGTGTAATTGCATCTTCCAAGCTTCTCTTTGTACCTTTAGCCTTGTATAGATGAATTGCGTGTCGAATCTGAGCTCTCCACCTGTCAACATCTCCCGTAAGAAGCTTCCATCCGATAAGACTAGCCAAATACTGTAGAAACTCAGGGGGGCATCTTTCAATGGAAACTAAGTCTCCTAATTCGTCTACAATCGTATTCATATCGTAGAATCCAAAACTTAAGGCTTTCAAGAATTTGGAGAATGGTCCAGCAGCTGTTAGTTTGGTTGGGAAGGAAGATTCCCCAAGCGTTAAGAACGCGTCTAAAGTGTCATCCAGTTCAGAGGAATTATCGTCGCTTTGGTTATACCACACACCTACTAAAGTTTTTAACCTATCCAGATGTTGTGTCCCTGAGGTGTACAACCCTGAGGATATAGAAGAATCAGAGTCTCTGAGATTTACAGGCAGATAATCTACAAACGCAGAGCTAACATCCCGGTTTTTCCATAAATATTCGAATAGGTTGGAAACTCCGTCAGTTTCAGTATAAGTTTTTCCCCTGTATAGACTGGACACAATAAAATCGGTAACTCCATCAGAAGGGTCATAGCCTCCAGCGGGTCCGGATGTATTTAAAAAGTATAACCAGGAAAGTGTGTCTATAAGGTACTCATGAGCTTTTAGAGGGGTATTGACGCTGGAGTCTAAAGCACTTACTCCGGATACAAAAGAATCCGAAGGAGAGTTCAGGTTTATAGCGGGGATAAGAGTTCCTGATACAAAAGACTTGAAATCGTCTTCGTTTTCGTAATCTGAAAACGAAGCGCCTAAAGCCTTAAGGATTTTCTTCTCAAAAAGATAAGGACGAATATTAGTTTTATTATTTCGAAGAATAAAATGAGCTCTTGTATCAGATGCGTCATAAGAGCTAACATCTATCAGGGATGTAATATCATTGGCAGTTTTTAAAACCTTCCCCAGGACATGGTACAGTAAATCTTCTTCACTTCCAAAAATAGAAAAATCAGTATCCTCGTATAAGGAAGGAACAGAACCCCGAACTACTTCCACATAGTTATGCTGAAAGTATTTTTGGTCTACTCCGGATTTTCCAATTCCTGATTTACGGGGCATCTCTTATACGTATTCTACGTTGATCTCGACGTTATTCAATTGAAGAATTTCATTAAAGTTTAGTTTGATATCCTCAGTAAGGTTATCAACGTTAGCAAATCTTACTTCCGAAATAGAAAATAAATCTCTAGTAAGTTCTGAAATCTTAAAGCGTTCTCCAAAATCACGATTATCAATATTGAAAAATTCTAAAATTTTGTCAGATGCTTTACGTTTAATTTCTTCTTCGAATACTTCAAACTCTCGATCTAAAAAGATAGTAGTAACCAAATCAATTGTTCGAACTAATCCATCTACAATTGTTACTTCGTCTGTTAACATTTTATACTTGTTTAGATATTCGAGAAGCTCTTTCTTGAACACGATAGAAGCTCTTTCTAGTTGTCTATCTGATGCTTTTGACACAGTATAAATATCAATCATATTTGCACCTGCTCCGGATCTCCTAAGTGCGGACTGACATTTTCCAGATAATCCAGCGGTACTGACAAATTGATTAGCAAAAGAAGTATAGTCCTCACCCGTAACAGCTCTGTACTGAGTCTTGAAGAAGTAAGGACTCCATCTTTTAGCATGTTCAATTGTTTCTGAGTTAGCACCTCCAGTAGAGTGTGTAGTGTTCTCGATTAAAGCTGTAACCTCTCCCCGTGAAGAATGGGTAGCAGGGATACTAATACTCACCGTTTTGGAGGGAATATTTCCGCGATCACCTCCTCCTACTCGATAATATACAACGTAAGAATCTCCGGGGGAAGGAGATTTTCCTCTGGCATTATCTCCGAAAATTAAAGTTGCAGCATAATCCCCTTTATAAATCTTCTCAAAAGATTGCTCGGACCCACCATCTGCAAGGAATAAGTTTTGAACTTCGCTATAAATTCCATCTGTTAAAGAGGATACTACGATACTACCTTCAACTATAGAGGCATCCTCTAACTCAATAGAATGGATAGTATCTGTCTGAGAAAATTCTCCGGATTTAGTTCTAAGTTCTCCTTCTAAAAGGATAAGATTATTAAATACTCTACCCTCTGTATTTAAAGACAATGAGCTTGTTTGAAGAATATCCGTAATATTAATATTTACATTTCCTGTGGTTAGATCGACAGGGTATAGGGAGTAGAATAACGCGCCTCCATCCTTGGTACTTGGGAACGAAAAAGTTCTACTGGACAAAG